TCAGTTCCATAATCCTCTGATAATTGTTTTATCTTTTCCTTACCAGTTCTACTAGCATATAGAATCTTTAAGTAATCTTCAGCTTCTAACTTTGAGGTTTCATAATGTTTAGCTACTAACTCTACTAACCAACCTTCATATTTATCAGCTCCCTTAGCTTTCATATACTTCATAAAGTGTCTACCTTTTGGAAGTAAATCAATCATAGCTAAATACATTGCTTTAGGAGGAACTTCTTGTAGATAAGGTTGTACAGCAGCAATAGTTTCTACCCACTCATATTTCATAGATAAAAAACGAAGTACCATATAGTTACTCCAAGTCTTTTTATCTGCTTCTTCTAACGTATCCCAATACTTTGGATTTTGAACGTTAGTAATTTGTTTAATATGGTCGAATAGTGATTTAGCCATTTGTTTCTTCAGCGTTTTTTCTATCAATCTCTGCTAATACTTTCATTTGTTCTGGTAGTAACTCTTCACAAATCTCACCACAATTACCACACATCATTACTTCGATTGGTACAATCACATCTTGCGGAGTACCAGTAATTAGTTTTGAAATTTTTCTAAACTTAGAACCATCGATGAATACATCATACCCACAATGAGCACATACAATAGGAGTTGATTTACCTAAATCTAACTTTGGTTGTTGTGTACTTTGCTCTGATGCTTTTTGTGGTTTACTACCACCTTTACCAATTATATTTGCCATTATATTAAATTTAAAATTTCAATCAAAGTTGCTGCAGTTGGAATCTCTTTATCAATAGCGTTAAAGTGTTTGTTCTGTCCTTCGGAAAGAGCAATAACTACATTCGCTGTATTTTGTGGAGCGTACTCATCAACTTTTTCATACAATAATGTGAATAATTCTGAGAAATCAGTTACTCTACTATCAATAATAGCTTGTCTCATTTTCACATATTTATTTCTTTTATCATCTGAAGATTTTAGGATATCTAATACCTTCATTTTATAATCATTCTCTAAAAGGTTTTGAGTATCTACTTTTAACTCACCTTTGATTGAGTTTAATTGACAAGTATTGATAATCTTTCTAATATCAGGATATCCAGCATCAATAATTGGAACTAAATCTTTTGGTTCAAACTTTACTTCTTCACTAGTCAAAATCTTTGATATTTGAACTGCTACATCCTTTTTAGTTGGAGGTATGATTTGAAAAGTTTGACATCTACTTTGGATAGGGTCAATAACTTTCTCAACATAGTTACAAGTTAATATAAATCTACAATGTTGTGAAAATGTTTCCATTAAGTTTCTCAAAATAGCTTGTGCGTTTTGAGACATATAATCAAACTCATCTAAAATAACAATCTTATATTTTTTGAATCCCATTGATGATGCGAATCCTTTTACTTTATTTCTTACAGTTTCTACATTGTTTTCATCAGATGCATTGATTACCATATAATCACAATCCATTGATTTTACAATTAGTTTAGCAAGAGTTGTCTTACCAGTACCAGCTCTACCATAAAGTAGAAGGTGTGGTACATCACCAGTTTCTAAATAACCACTTACTTTTTCTTTTAGGTGTTCATTACCTACATAGTTTTCTAATGTTACAGGTCTATATGATTCTACCCATAAACTATTATCAACTTGTTCATTATTTGTTTCTTCGAAAAATCCCATATTTTATATTTTATCTACCTACTTCGTTTAATCTATCTGATTTGAAAGTTTCCCAATCTTTACCTATACCATCGATATAGAATAAATCTTCAGGTTTCAATCTACCAGAATCATGTAACTTTGAGTATCTTTTAATTGCTTGTCTTTTCCACCAATTATTAATGTAATCAACACCCTCAACAAACTTCTTTTTCATTTTAAGTTCTGATTCCTCAATTTCTGAACGAAGGAACTCAGGTCCATTTTCATACATCATAGCAAGATATACTCCTCTTTTGAATCCGTGATGATAATCGGATGCTCTAATACCACATTCTTTGAAAATCTGAGAAAGTATCTTTTGTTTGATACCACTCACAGGTCCACTAGCTCCTTTACCAGTTCCCATAGATTTACCATTTCGGATTCTTTCATTAGTAATAGCATTTTCATACCAATCAGCTCTATTTTCCTTAATCCATTGATGCCAAGGGTCATAGAACTCATCATCAGGTTTCAATGCAATCTTACCAGCTGATTCTCCTAACGTTTTAAAATGTGGAATACCATTATATTGTGAATGAATTCCATAAAGGGAAGTTGTTCCTACACCTATCAATGTTTGCCCATACTTCTTTTTCCAATACTCTCTAACTTCTGGAACAGTAGTCATCATTGCGGTGAGTTTACCACCTAAAAAGTTGTAACCTAAAGGTTGGGTACAAACAATGGTGGATGCGATAGTTGTGTAGTTCAACTTACCCTCTTTGAATTTGTTCTCTTTATTCCATCCGATATAATCATCTCTTACTTTCATAGATGTTACATCTGATGCTAAAGATACTAAACCTAAAAGTTTACCACTCTTTTTATCTTTGATAAACAATTTCACATTTCTACCGGGATTAGCTGTCCAACTCATAGTGTGAATCATCTTTCTAAGATAAGTCCACTTTGTAGCTTCAGTTGAATCCTCTACGATTTCAACATAAGGTTCTAACTCTTCAATTTCTTTGATTGTTAGTTCCTTATTGTTGATATCAGTTGGTTTCCATTGTGCATCATAAAGAGTAGCGATTTGGGATTTATCTCTAATCATAGAATCCTCTTGCAACTCAACCCACTTTTTATAAAGTGTTTGTTCTTCTACACTCATTGTCATAAGGTAGTCCATATTCTCAATGAGTTTTCTTTTCTCATCTTCGAATATAAATTCAGGTTTTGCTGGTTCGGTATCCCAAAAACTCATAGTTACTTTTTTAATGGTTATTACTTAATCTCTACCAAATAGTAATTTGATACATACTCTCCTTCGGTAAATGCAACTTTAGATAATCCCTGCGAAGAAATTTGTAGAGATGAAGTTGATGAACCTTTGTTTGCTAATAAGATAGCTTTTAGATATTTTGCTGAGAATGCGATTGGTTCTACATCACCATCACACTTACAATCAACTGAAATAGAGATTCTATTTGAGTTAATAGAAGAATATCCTAAGATGATTTCTCCTTTGTTGTTTTTACAAGTGAATGTGAATGTATCAGCATCTGCTAATGCTCCCTTAGATTTGATGAATTTGTTTACAAACTCATTATCTAATGTAATATCTACATTGAATGGAGGAAGTGCTTTCAAATCAGGTACCGCTGGGATAACTGAAGGTGCTGCTAACATATATTGCATCTTAGTTCCTTTATCTGAGAACTTTAGTGCACCTGTTACTTCTTCTACATCGATTGTATTATCTAATACACTTAATAACCCCTTTAATTGAGATGTAGTATAGATACCAAATTCACCATCAGGAAAATCTGCGCCTGTTACTGTTACATCCCCTAAAAGAGTTTTATCATCTGAAATCATTCTAACTGAAAGGTTAGAACCTTCAGATTTTACCATTACTGATTCAACCTCTCCACCGAGATTGTATCGATTGATGAAACCATCAAATTTTGCTTTTTCCATAATTTACTTTTAAGATTTATTTTAATGTTTACTAATATACGAATTTATTTTTAATTATCCAACTAAAAAGAGAAAAACTTTTCAGCTGTCTTTTTGGAAGAGAGAACTTCTCCCCACCCTAATGCTCCGTAGAAATCTTCTAATTTCTTTAGAAGTTCTCTTTCGAAGATTTTATCGTGGTTGATATGAGTTTTTATTAACTCCATAATCTGAGGTGGGTCATTGTAACCATTCATAGCTACTGCATCTAACCCATATTGATTTTGTTTCAAATATACCCATTTAATTTTATCACCACCCTTCAAAGGTTCGTATTGATTTTCCACTTTGAAGTGTTTTAACAATTGATTGTATGCAATTGATGCTTTTACGTGTGCTGGTGTTCCACTAATGAATTGGAACATTGCCGTTTGGTCTTTCTTTTTAGGCATGTATTTATTTAAGTTTTTTACAGCCCCTGCTTTAGCAATCTTAACAACATCCATATTTACCAAATCATTTTTGAAATCGTAAACTCTATTTGTAAGTTGTTCTTCAGTATCACCTCTAAGAATTTCAATAAGAACCTCACTCATAAACTTTCTAAATGCTGCTGGATATGAAGAACGTACAACATCCAATCCCTTTACATCTAACTTATCAACAGGTACACCATTATCTGATATAATCCATTGTGCATATCGTTTCTTAGCAATCCAAATACCGGCTTTTGAAACATATTCTTTCTTAATCTCAAATCGGTGTTTATCCTTATCTACGTTGAATACCTTTTCAGCAAGAATATCATAAAAATCATTGAGATAATCTTGCATCTCACCAGCAATATCATTTACAAACCCAGCTATTGTTTGTTGGTCATTATCTTTCCAATTAGGAATCCTATGGTCTAAAAGAGGTGCTGCTGAGAAAAATACTGAATCAGTATCAATGTATATATTAGAGTCAGCATCAGGAGTATTAAGCTCCTTATTATATTTGATGTTAGCCATATCCGCAGTTGATTTAATAACTGTCTGTCCCGTTGTGGTAACAGCGGTAGCATTATCAACATCATAGAACCTAAAGGCAGGAAGGCCAAGCACACCATATAAAGAGTTAAGTAAAATTTTCTGAACCAACTGACGTTTTTTATACCATTCGTATTTTTCTTTTTCTCCACTTTTTCCATATTCTTTCATTTTGTTTTTGAACTCAACTCTCTGAGAGAACCATAAATCCAAAATATCAGGAATACAACCTACTTTATCAGTTCTATATAAAACACCATTTGATGCAACTGAAAATTTACTTCTTTCAAAAAACTTCTTTAGATTTTCTTGTGTGATTTTATCACCATTAATTTCCCAACTATCTCTCTTATCTTTTACGAAATCCTCAGCACTCCAATCAGCAATCTTACCCATCTTTGTTTCAGGTGAAATATTAATTGTCATAATAATTGATGGATATAGTGAAGTTAAATCCAAATCATATATCCAATCATACTTTCCAACGATTGGTGCTTTTACATAAGCTCCGATAAACTTCTCTTGCTTATTTTCTTTAAGAGCTTCCATTCGTTCTCTTCTATCAGCAGGTTTGTTAGGTGCTACAATACTTTTTCTTTTCAAATAAGTTAAAAGTGCACCTTCTAAGTATTTTGATGAATAAACGAAATCTTCATAAGGAACATGTCCAGCGTGACAAATACCTCTTGCAGTATCAATGAATTGAAGTTTTTTATCAAACTCAACTACTAACTCAACATCCACTAAGTTATATTCAATAAACTTCTCAATATCTTCTTTGAAAAGAATATCCAAATTTCCATCATATTCAATCTTACCTCTACCTAACTCTTTTTGTGCAATAGAATCTAATCGATATGAATCTAATTCTGAGTATGTAAAGTTTTTATAAAGTGAGAGATAATCTAAATAAGATACACCCGCCATAAAGTATCTCTTACGATAAGGTGACCAAAAACACTCACCGATTGGTGATAATCTATTAGCGTGTCTTTTACCTAATAATCGTTTGATACGATTATACAACATTGGTGTATCAAAGTAATCGATATTCCAACCAGTTACAATAGATGGATTTATCATCTCATATAACTCCAAATACTTCATTAACATATCCTCTTCAGTTCTGAAAGGAAGTACAATACATTTATCCGTTGTTTTCTCTTCTAAGATACCATCTTTATCCATAACCAACACCCAATATTGATTGGTAGCAGAATCATGTAATGCTATTGAAGTTAATTCATTTTCTGCTTCTTCTGGATTTGGTAAACCACTCTCCATTTCACACTCAATATCGTATGTAAGAATAACGTGTCCTTCTGATGGTAAATCCGAATCAGTATAAGTATCTACTAATACTCTTGTAGTTTCAGGTACATCACTTTCGAATAAATCAGGATCATCCTTTTTGAATTTGTAAATCTTACTTACTTTATCACCATATAAAGTGGTGAATGGGCCATTTACTGCTTTTTCATAAGCGTATCGAGTATAAGGAAATGCTCTATATCCTTGTTTATCATCCCAAATGTGAACGAGATTCTTTTCTCGTTGGTAATAACAATTTTTATACATTAAATTCTTTTCTAGCAGTATTAATAAAGTTTTTATCTACATTCCAATATTTTTCAATTTGTGATTCCCATAAAAGAGATTGGGCAAGATGGGTTACATCAGGTCTTTTAATATCACCATCTAATAACTTAATTACCATTTCCTTAAATTCTTTCTTGCCATTATAAAGAAGTGGATAATCATTACCCACCATTTCAGGATAACAAAAATCATTTGGTAGTAAATATGGTACACCTACTGAAAATCCATCAGTTGTACTCATACTCCAAGCTGAATAACCTTGAAACGTACCTACACCAAAATGTGCTTTTGATAACTGATTTAGATATACTTTTCTATCAGCTGCTCCAATATATTTAGTGTATGATTTACCCATTTCTTTTAAGGTAGTATAAACTTTGAAATCTTGTCTTTCTTTCCATAACTCATCCATAGTTTCCCAAAACCACTTAGAACCAGTATAAACACCTTCTCTATGATTGAATACGATTGTTTTATCATCATACCCATTTGATGGAGTAGCTGAATCACATCCTAAATACCAAGGCTGAATAATCTTATCCAACTTTTCAACGATATGTGGTTGGAAATCTTTAGCTGCGTTTTTAAGAATAACACTTTTCTGATAATTTGAGTTTACACCACAAACTTCCATTTGTAAAATACCTCTAATGTTTGTCCAAAATGAGTTTTCAGTTCTTGCACCATTTTCAGGTATTTCACTCCAATGACAGTACCCAATTATTGGTTGTAATTTATTATATATTCTTGATATCTTATATAAATTAGTCCATTCTGGTAGGTGTGACCATACTAAATTGAATTCTCCTTCATATTTCTCAATAGTTTTCTCAAAAAATTTATGAGGATAATCAACTCGCATCTTAGCTGGGAAACAATCTATCGGGTCCATTTGTAACATCGTTACATTCGGGTATTCAAAGGTGTTTATAATACCAGGATGATTATGCATTCCACCACCTGGATAAGGTAAAACCCACTCCCATTCTTTACCAATTTGTGTGTTATCTAAAAAAGATTTGAATACCAATAGGAACGAATCCCTATTGATATCCTTTACTTGTCCAAAATTTGTATAATTAGGTATTACTAATACTCTCATTAATTTATTATTTGTTTATTTGATTTTCTAATATTTGCTCTTTTGTTTCTAAGAACCAAATTTTCTTTTGAAGTATCATTACCAGCATCTCTAGCTTCTTGATGGTCTCCTTCAATTATTGAATCAGACCCCATAAGTTCTTCAAAAGTAAACTCCTCACCACTAGCATCTATCCAATCATTTTCGATAGCAGCTTCTAACTTATCCTTTTTAGTATAATTTTTGGTATCAACTAAAGATACAACACCAGATGCAAATAAGTTATCATAATCATTGTTGAATTCTTCAATCATCAGATTACTTCTAAGTTGAATATCATCTACTTTTTTAGCTCCACATTTTCTTTTAAATGATTCTGAATTTGTCATTTTTTTACCTGTAATTGGTTCTACAACAATATTACCATCAGTATCTTTAATGTAATAATCAGCTTCTCTTAATTTGGATTCCATTTTCATAAACCAATCCATAAATTTACTTAGATTACCAATCTTAACTTTCTTTTGGAAAGAATTTAATGGATGCGATGAAGTTTCCAATATAGTAAGTAATATGAATAAATTATCTAAAAGTGTTCTTTCAAATTTTACACTTGAAATTGTGTTTGTCATATCCACCACTTTAGATACTACTTTTGTAGATTTTTTTAATTTTGAAGTAGATTGTCCATCTAATCCAACCACAGATGATTGTAAATCTAATTGAGATTCTTTTGGCCACTTATAGATATCGTTCTTCAAAACATTATAGTAATAAGTAATCCACTCAGCAATTATCAATGAATCACCTTTCTTTAAAAGAGAGTATGCACTAGATAGATTTTTTGTATTATTAAACATTGCCTCCAATAGAGGATTATCATTCATATAACTCATCAAAAATCTATTGAATTTAGATGGTACGATAATTCGTCTTTCGTGATTATTCCAAGGTTCACCAATATTGGTATAAATAGTTACATCTACCATATCTTGTAGAGTTGCTTTATTTATCATAACCAATGTTAATGGTGTTTCCAATACTGCTTTTTGAGTTTCTTCGGGCATATCTTTAAACACCTTACCCTTCATATCATAAGCAATTGGAGTTTTTCCATCTCTTTCAATGTAATCAATTACATTCTTATCTAATGTAAACTTAGATTTAAGAAAATCTTCATATGTCTTTACCCTATGTTGACCATCAATATTTAAGTATTTTTTACCTTTAGATTTTAAGTCAGATAGGTAATCAATAGTCTCTTTTACAGCTGCATATTGAGTATCTTCTTTATCATAATCTGAAATAATTTCATTACAATAATTTAAACAACCCTCTATACTAATAAGAACTATTGTATAGATGTTAGAATGACCTTCGAAACAAGCTCTCATATGTTCAGCTTTGGTTTGGTCATCCCACTCTGATAATAGTCTTTGAAGTTGGTGTTTATCTACATGAATGTAGGGAAATAATTCTCTGAGTTTGTTTAGAGTTCCACCCGTTAGAACTTTTGCATCAATTGATTTTTTAAATGCCATAATATAATAATTTAAGTGGTATCGTTATTGAGGTGATACCTTACCCCATATTTAACAGTTTCGATATCGTTATAGAGTGATATCAACTCTTTTGTTTTACAAATATACGAATAATATTTTAATTATCCAAATATTTTACCAAAAATTTATTTCATTACTTTCTTCAGGTGGATATGTTGTATGATGTACCACTTCAGTATTATAATCATTTAAATCTTTTGGATAAGGTCTTATCTCATGCTTTAACCTTTTGATTAAATCTTTTTTCTCTTTTTTATTTTGAGCAAGAATCTGAATGTATCTATGTTTTGGTGGTTCTTCTCTTCTCCAAAATTCTTTGTAACCCTGCTTACCGATTTCTTTTCTAAGGTGTTCTAAGTTACCACTTCCCCAATTATTAAATACAGTTCTTGAGTGAATCCAATCAAATGGGTCATTAGATAGTGAAATACCCCAATTTGGCATCAAAGCGATATCAGTATTCAAACCCTGATAAATCCAATTAGTTGCTTTGTATATTCCACCAACATGTCCTTGTCCATTATTAGCATAAGATAAAAGAACTTTAATATTCTTATCATTATCCTTTAACCATTGAAAGGTTTTACCTAATGCACAACTTTCAATATTTGAACCATAACCATCATCTACATATAAACGAGTAAGTTCTAATATGTTATCTTTGGTTAACCCTTCACAAACTGAAGTGGATGCTTTTGCACCAACTGGAAATCCATATACAGCTACACCAACTAATTCTTGGTCATTTCCGAATATATCATTTTCATCCATTGTGTGATAGATACCCAATGCGTATCTACAAGCAGTCCAAGCGTGAGTATAGTGCTTTTTGATAATCATATCTTTAGCGATAGATTTAGCAATAGGAGCTACACTTACCTTAGTTGCATCAACGTAATGTTTTCCATCTACTTTACCCATTCTTTAAAAGCTTGGTGATACGCATCTACTCTTCTTATCTTAGGATTATTACCCATAATTTCAGAAGCAGTTTTCATCACTTCGTTTCTCAACCCAAATGAGTGAGATTCCATTAGAATTTCTTCTATTTCTCTTTCTTCTGTCATAATTTTACTAATATAATAAATTATTTTGTAATTTCCAAATTTATTGGGTCCATTCTATGAATTTCTTCCACAAATTCTTCATTTTCTTTAGGATAAGGGAATATTGGGTGTTTAATGTTCTTCATTAACTTTCTTCTTTCCCCACCTTTTGATAAAATGTACACATATCTATGTTTTCTTGGATTTTTCTTTATCCAAAATGTAGATGATGTCATTTTTTGTATTTCTTTGGGATTA